GATCGACGCCGAGCAACTCGCCCAGATCGCCGCACCGTCCAGCCTGGAAGTGGACAAGCCGCTCCTCGCCAAGCTAGTCGCTGCCATCACCCACCCACGCCGCCGCGCCATGATCGAAGCTCGCTTCGGCTTAACCGGCGAACCAGAGCAAACGCTCGAAGACATCGCCAAGGACTTCCGCGTCACCCGCGAACGCATCCGGCAATGCGAACTGCGATCCTTCCGCGAAATGCGGGAGAAAGCCAGACGCATGGGCATCACCGCGCCAAAGCATCCATATCGGTATTGATCCCCCTGCGGTTTACTCCTCCCGCCGCAGAAACTAGCCCCGCCCTTGTGGCGGGGTTTTTTTTGCTCTATATTGCGCCTTCCACTGAAAGGAGACCGCATGCCGAGCATCGAATCCCAGGCCGCCGAAGCCGCCTATCTGATCCTCATCAATCCCGAATGCGAGCGCCAAGCGCAGGAGCGCCCCGAGCTAATCGGCTTCTGGATGGAGTCTCTTGTCCCGGGTGTGACCCCGGAGCAGGTCGCCGTGGCGTTCGAGACAGCCGCCGAGCTTTCTGCGGCAGATTGCGCGGAGATGCTCGAAGAATTCCGGCGCGGGACCCTTGTCCTGCCGGACAGTGTCTTTAAGTAATCTTGACATAATATAAGTCACCGCATGACCCCCGACGAACTCATCCAGTGGCGCACCTCAATCGCCCTCTCGAAGCGCCAGGCGGCAGAGGCCCTTGGTCTTGCCCGCAACACGTTCCGCGCCTACGAGACCGGCAAGCAACCGATTCCGCGATATATCGAACTTGCCGTTAGGGCAGTCACAAAAACCGACAATAAAAAGGACAGCAATGCTGACCTATAAGCTGATTCCAACCGCCGATCTCATCCCGTATGCCCGCAACAGCCGGACGCACTCCGAGGCCCAAGTCACCAAGATTGCTTCCTCGATCAAGGAGTTCGGGTTCATCAATCCGGTTGTCACGGACGGCAAGAATGGCATCGTGGCGGGCCACGGGCGCGTCCTGGCGGCAAGCAAGCTAGGGATGAAGGAAGTGCCGTGCGTTGAGGCGAGCCACCTCACGGAGGCCCAGAAGCGCGCATATGTCATTGCCGATAACCGGATGGCGCTCGATGCGGGATGGGACATTGATCTGCTGAAGGTCGAACTCGGCGACTTGCAGGGAATGGACTTCGATCTGGCCCTTACCGGCTTCGATCCAGGCGAACTTGAAAACTTCCTAGCCGACAAGACGGAAGGCCTGACCGATCCGGATGCGGTGCCGGAAACGCCAGCCAATCCGGTGACGGTGCTGGGCGACGTTTGGCTGCTTGGCAAACACCGGCTGATGTGCGGTGACAGCACTAGCGTGGATGCCATGCAGACATTGGTTCAAAACCAATTGGTCGATATGTGGCTTACAGACCCACCATATAACGTTGCCTATGAGGGAAAGACAAAAGACGCTCTCAAGATTCAGAACGACGAAATGGGAGATGATCAATTCCGTCAGTTCCTGAGAGATGCGTGCGTGACAGCAGACACCGTCATGAAACCAGGCGCTGTGTTTTACATCTGGCACGCCGATTCGGAGGGATACAATTTCCGTGGTGCGTGCCATGACGCCAAATGGAAGGTGCGCCAGTGTTTGATTTGGAAGAAGTCAACAATGGTCATGGGACGCCAAGACTATCACTGGAAGCACGAGCCGTGCCTGTACGGATGGAAAGAGGGAGCCGGTCATCTCTGGGCTACCGACCGCAAGCAGACCACCATCTTGGAATTCGACAAGCCATCGCGCAACGGCGAGCATCCGACCATGAAGCCGGTCGCACTCTTTGCGTATCAGATGCTCAACAACACGAAGGGCGGTGACGTTGTGCTGGATAGCTTCGGCGGTTCCGGCACCACACTGATCGCAGCAGAAGAGCATGGGCGTTACGCCCGCCTGATGGAGTTAGACCCAAAGTATTGCGATGTCACCGTCAAACGCTGGCAGGAATTCACCGGCAACAAGGCCACGCTCGAATCCACCGGACAGACCTTCGAGGATGTTGCTTCCAACCGATACGATTGGAAGAAGGACAGCGCGGCATCATATGACGTTGCCATAGCTGAAAAACGCAAGGAACTCGAGGCCTCGACATGACCGAAGAAACCAAGGGCAAGCTAGGCCGCAAGCCTCATGCACCGACAGACGCGCAGCGTCAGCTTGTCTCGCTTCATGCAACGGTCGGCACCACGCACGAGAGCATTGCCGAGATCCTCGGCATCCACAAAGAGACGCTCTACAAGTATTATTCAGCCGAACTGAAGCAAGCACGCGACAAAGCCAACGCAACCATCGGCGGTGCGCTCTTCAACAAGGCCAAGGCTGGCGATACAACTGCCATGATCTTCTGGCTCAAGACGCGCGCACGCTGGCGCGAGACCGTGGACATCTCGAACGAGGATGGATCATTGAAGCCGGAGCCAGTCGCTGCCGCCGTCCTTGCTGCGCTCAACAAGATTTACGATGACGCCGAGTGAGCATCGAGCCGCCAACCATCAACGGCTCTACAAGTTCGCACGCACGATCTACCGCGCCCGCACCAACCAAAAGATGCTGCCGAACGAGCATCAACGGGCGATCTGCCGTAGCCTCGAACAGGTCTTCGCCCACCGCATCAAGCGGCTCATTATCAACGTGCCGCCTCGATCCGGCAAGACCGAGATCGCCGTCAAGGCATTCATCGCCTGGACCATCGGCCTCGTACCTGATGCCGAATTCATCCACGCCAGCTATTCAAAGCGACTCGCTACATCCAACGCATACGACATCCGCGCCATGATGCAGCACGAGACCTATCGATCAATCTTCCCGTGGGTCTCGCTCCAAGACGATAGCAAGGCGAAGGATGAATTCCGCACATCACACGGCGGCATTGTCTACGCGACCGGCGCAGAAGGAACCATCACAGGCTACGGCGCTGGCAAGATGCGAGACGGCTTCGGCGGTGCCATCATCATCGATGATCCGCACAAGGCAGGTGAGGCAACCTCGCCCATCATGCGGCAGAACGTCATTGACTGGTATCAGACCACAATCCAGTCACGCCTCAACAAGCCAGACACGCCGATCATCGTCATCATGCAGCGGCTCCACGAGGATGATCTTTCCGGCTGGCTGCTTGGCGGCGGTTCCGGTGAGAAGTGGGATAGCCTCGTCATCCCTGCCCGTGATCCCGATGGATCATCGTTCTGGCCTGAGCAATTCCCGCCCGAGATGCTCGACCGCCTCGAGCAATCCAGCCCATACGTTTTCGCTGGCCAATACATGCAACGACCAGCTCCGCTTGGCGGCGGCATTTTCAAAGACGAGTGGTGGCGGTTCTATGAGGCAATGCCACCGCTCAAGTGGCGGGCGATCTATGCTGACACCGCACAAAAGACAAAGGAGCAGAATGACTATTCCGTCTTCCAATGCTGGGGCCAAACGCAAACCGGACAGATCGTGCTGCTCGATATGGCACGCGGCAAGTGGGAGGCTCCGGAACTGGAAACGATGGCTCGGGCATTCTGGAAAAAGCATCTGGCACAGACGTATCATGGGCCGCTTCGAGCCTTCAAGGTCGAAGACAAGGTGAGTGGCACCGGCCTGATCCAGAAGCTGAAGCGCGAGGGCATTCCGATCATCCCGATCCAGCGGAACGTGGACAAGATAACCCGCGCCTTCGATGCCGCGCCCTATGTTCAATCGGGCAATGTCTACATCATGTCCAATATTGATCACCTGGCCGATTTCATGTCCGAGGCGTCCGTCTTTCCTAACGGCACGCATGATGATATGATAGACGCCGCAATGAGTGCAATTTCCGATATGACCGCGCCGCAGTCTGCTCCTGCGGTTCGCGCCTTGTGAGGTTCTAGATGGGACTTTTTGACCGTTTCCGCCGCCCGCAAGAGCGCAAGGAATCCGCTGCCGCCAAGCTAATGGTGATCAATCCCGGCCAAGCCGTATGGTCGCCACGCAATTACGAGAGCTTCGCCAAAGAAGCCTATGGCAAGAACGTGGTGGCATATCAGGCCATCAACCGGATCGCTGATGCCATCGCATCCGTCAATCTTGGCGTCTACCGTGGCGAGACGGAACTGGTCGACCACCCGTTGATCACCCTGCTCGAGCGCCCGAATCCGCTTCAATCCTATTCTGATTACGTTCGCGCCAAGGTGTCGTTCCTGATGATCTCGGGCAACGGCTACGAAGAGCGGTTCATGGTGGGCCGCGAGGTCAAGGAGCTTTACCAGCTTCGACCCGACCGCATGAAGATCGTTCCGTCATCCAATGGCATCCCGTCTGCATACGAGTACACGCTCGGCCAGAACAAGGTGCGGTGGGAGATGGACCCGCGCACCCTCACCTGCGATGTGCGGCACTTGAAGCTGTTCAACCCGCTGAACGATTGGTACGGCATGAGTCCAATCGAGGCGGGTTCCTACGCCATCGATCAGAACAACGAAGCCATGAACTGGATGCAAGCCTTGCTCCAGAACTCGGCTCGGCCTTCCGGTGCATTGACCGTCAAGGATTCCGGCACGCTATCGGATGAGAACTTCAACCGCCTCAAGGCCCAGATCGAAGAGCAATATTCCGGCTCGTCCAACGCCGGTCGTCCGATGCTTCTCGAAGGTGGTCTTGACTGGCAGCAGATGGGCCTGTCACCGACCGACATGGGCATCATCGAAGCAAAGTTCTCTTCTGCCCGTGACGTTGCCCTAGCCTTCGGCGTGCCGCCGCAGCTCCTCGGCATTCCTGGCGATAACACCTATTCCAACTATGCCGAGGCCCGTCTGGCGTTCTGGGAAGATACGGCGCTACCGCTGCTCCAGATGATCGTCAATGATTGGAACAATTGGCTCGGCTCCATCTACGGTGTCGAGATCAAGCCTGACATCGACAGCATCCCGGCCATTGCCGAGAAGCGGCTTTCTATGTGGCAGATGGCTGACCAAAGCCAAGACCTCACCATCAACGAACGCCGCGCCTTGAAGGGATATGGGCCAATCGATGGCGGTGATGTGCTATTCGTTTCTTCCGCCGAAATTCCTTTGAGCATGGCAACTGAACCAGCACCGGAACCACTCAGCCCCGATCTTGTGAAAGCACTGGCCTATGGCTCGAAGGCTGGTTGATTCAAACACCCGCCGCGAGGTGCGCCGTCAAGGCGCATTGCTCGATAGGCTGACGGTTCAATTCCGTGGCCGTCTTCAGCGTGAGATCGCAACCGCCATGCGTGAGATGGTCGAGCATTGGGAGCAGACCGGCAACGTCATCTTGCCGCGCGACTTCCGTGATCGCATCGAGGCGACCTATCGCCAGATGGCAATTGCCTCGATCACCACGTTCGGCTCTCGCATCATGGAGCAAGCCAAGGCGCGAGGCTTGAAGCTGGAGACGAAAGAGAGTTTCGCCCAGATCATGACGCGCAGGGCGTTGCGCTTTATTGAGCAAGAGGCGATTCGCCGCCGCATCACAGAGGTTACTGAAACCACGCGCGATCAAATAATTCGGGCAGTTCGGAAAGGATACGAGGACGGCTTGGGCCAACGCGGCACTGCGTCATACATCCTCGATCTGGTGCCGCAGATTTCGTCCTACAGGGCAGAGGTGATCGCCCGCACCGAGACGCACGGCGCTGCCAATTACGGCTCACAGGAGGCCGCAAAGCAGACCGGCTTGCCATTGTCCCGCGAGTGGCTGTCCGCTGCCGATGACCGCACCCGAGAGACGCACCGCGAGGCAAACGGTCAGGTTGTCGGAATGGACGATACGTTCCGCGTGGGCGATTCTGACCTAGCCTTTCCCGGCGATCCATCCGGCCCCGCCGATGAGGTTATCAACTGCCGTTGCGCCGTTGGTTACATCGTAGACGAAGCCGCCCTTGAGGCCATGTTGTGATTTCAATCAAGCAATGATATATTCCCCTCATGCCTAGCCCCGGCCCGACCGAAAACGAAGACGAGTTCATCTCCCGTTGCATGAGCGACGAGGAGGCAATGTCTGATTTTCCCGATGAAGATCAGCGTTATGCCGTCTGCATTTCCAAATGGGAAGGCAAGGCCGATGGGTTCTCTCCCAACGAGGCAATGGCACGAGAAGCCACACGCGGCCTTGATTGGCGTGATGAGTTCAATCGTGGCGGCACCGAGATCGGCGTTGCCCGCGCTCGTGACATCAAGAATCGCCGCAACCTTTCGCTCGATACCGTCAAGCGGATGGTGTCTTACTTCGCCCGCCATGAGGTGGACAAGCAAGGCCAAGGCTTCTCGCCCGGCGAGGATGGCTATCCGTCCGCTGGCCGCATCGCATGGGCGCTTTGGGGCGGTGATCCTGGAAAGTCATGGGCCAACGCAATAGTTCGCAGAGAAGAGGGCGACAAGTTCATGTCCGAACCGATCCAGCATAAGAACGTATCCCTCACGCTCAAGCGCGAACCGGATCAAGATGGCGTCTTCGAGGGCTATGCCTCGGTGTTCGGCGTTGTCGATCAGGGAATGGATGTGGTCGAACGTGGCGCATTCCGCAAATCGCTCGGCTCTCGTAAAGTCAAGATGCTGTGGCAGCACGATATGAGCCAGCCCATCGGCGTCTGGGATGACATTTACGAGGACGAGCGTGGCCTGTTTGTCCGTGGCCGTCTGCTCAAGGAAGTAGAAAAAGGCCGCGAGGCAATGGCGCTTCTACGCGCCGGGGCCATCGATTCCATGTCTATCGGCTATCGTACAATGGAAGCCATCCCCGAGGGTGATGGCCGTGTTCGCAAGCTGATGGAAGTGGACCTATTCGAGATCAGCCTTGTGACGTTTCCGATGTTGCCGGATGCAAAGGTGACGAACGTCAAATCGATCACCACTGAAAGAGATTTCGAGCGTTTCCTGCGCGATGCAGGATACTCCCGTAAAGAGGCCGTGGCTCTCACTCTCCACGGATTCAAAGCCCTACAGAGACAGCGGGACGCTGGCGATGAAGAGGCCGTAATCGAGGGCGTCGATGCCCTTTTACAGTCACTGTCAAAGCTAAAGGAATCCCTGCATGTCAGAGGAAATCAAGAAGGCCATCGGCGCGGTTGACGCGCTGCACGCCGGATTCGAAGAGTTCAAGAAGGCCAACGACGAACGCCTTGCCCAGATCGAGAAGAAGGGCAGCGCCGATGTCGTGACCGAGGCCAAGCTTCAGAAGATCGAAGCCGATCTTGAGAAGGCCCAGAAGATCGCTGACGAGGCCGTTCTGGCTTCCAAGCGTCAGTCCCGCATCGTCACCGACGAGCGTGGCGAAGTGGTCGATCTCGACCGCAAGGCCCAGGAGTGGGCTTCCATGAATGCCCGCCGCCGTGGCGCTGTTGCTGGTTCCTTCGGCGCTGCCGACATGGACGGCTACAAGGCCGCGTTCGACACCTTCCTCCGCAAGGGCGAAGAAGTCATGGGGCCGGACGAGCGCAAGGCTCTCTCGGTCGGCACCGATCCCGATGGCGGTTACGTGGTCAATCCCGACCTCTCTGGCCGGATCGTGATGAAGGTCTTCGAGACCAGCCCGATGCGTGCATACGCCTCGATCCAGGTCATCTCTTCTGATGCCCTCGAAGGTCTGTTCGATCTCAACGAAGCCTCTTCGGGCTGGGTTGGAGAAACGGACAGCCGTCCTGAGACCAACACGCCGCAGCTTGGCAAGTGGCGCATTCCTGCCCACGAACTCTATGCGAAGCCCAAGGCAACGCAGAAGCTGCTCGATGACGCCTCGATCAACATGGAAGCATGGCTTGCCTCCAAGGTTGCCGAGAAGTTCGCCCGTGACGAAGCCAACGCTTTCGTTGTCGGCAACGGCGTCAACAAGCCCCGTGGCTTCCTGACCTTCCCGTCTGGCACCACGCTCCCCGGCACCATCGAGCGTTTCGATACCGGTGTGAACGGCGCATTTGCTGCCGCTCCGAACGGTGGCGATGTTCTCATCAACGCGCTCTATGGCCTCAAGCAGCAGTACCGCGCCAACGCAACCTGGTTCATGAACCGCGCCACGCTCAAGCTGACGCGCAAGCTCAAGGACTCGGACGGCGCTTACCTGTGGTCTCCCGGCATCGCTGCCGGTCAGCCCGCTTCGCTGCTCGGCTATCCGGTCGCGTCCTTCGAGGACATGCCCGATCCGGCCACGGACTCGCTCTCCATCGCCGTTGGCGATATGCGCGAAGCCTATCAGATCGTGGACCGCCTCGGCATCCGCACTCTGCGCGATCCCTATTCTGCCAAGCCCTACGTTGAGTTCTACACCACGAAGCGTGTGGGCGGCGATGTCGTGAACTTCGAGGCTCTCAAGCTGATCGAGTTCACTGCCTAAAGCACTAACGCGGGGCGGCAATAACGCCGCTCCGCAACCACGCCGATAAGAAGGATTCTTGAGATGCGTGATATGCTTTCTAACAAGCAGGTTGTCCTGCTTGGCACCGTGACCCTCTCTGGCACCACTGCCGGGGCTACTTCGTGGGTTGACACCCGTGGCTTTGATGCCGTCACTTTGATGCTTGCCACCGATACCGTGACCGATGCTGGCGCTGCTGCTGGCTTCACATTCACGGCCCAGCACTCCGACACGACCGTTGCTGGTGACGCTGCGGCCATTGTCGCTGCTGATTCGGTTAATGGCACGATTGCCCTGTCTGTCACTGCCGATGGCGATGACAACAAGATAATCGGCGGCATCGGCTATAAGGGCAGCAAGCGTTATGTTCGCATGAACGGCGTTGGCACCACCGGCACCGATGCGACCGTCAAGGTCTACGGCATCCTCAATGTGCCGCACCGCGCTGCCACCACCTTCGTCGGCAGCAACGTGGCCGCTACCTAAACTTGACTAAGGGGCGGCTCCTTTAATGGGGCCGCTTCTCTCATCGTAAAATCTGCAATTGATTTGTTCACAATGATCGCGCCGTAAGGATGCAGGGCTGATGCCGACGACAAC